GGCAGCGGCGGCTTGCTCTGGCTCGCAGCCTTGCTAGCGGATGAGGTGAGATAATGTGGGTGCTTCTTTGGTTTCAGCTTTCTGCAAGCGTCGTTCACTTCGAGGTTGGGCAGTATGGCTCTGAAAAAGATTGCACGGATGAGCTGCGCAGGGCGTCTGTTCTGGTGACGAAGAACAATGAGTATCTGCAATGCTTAAAAATTACGAAAGGTAAATAGAATGGCACACACGATGCTTGATGACTGGAAAGTTCTGCCGCGTTTGATGATGCTGGCAGTCACTGTGCTGACCTATCAGGCGGTGCATTGGTTTATGGGGTTAGATGATCCCAGCGTTGCTCAGTCAGGGCTTGTCAGCGTCTGTATGGGGGCGCTCACAGGCTGCTTTGGCATCTGGATGGGTAAGGAGTCCAAAACGAGCGTAACCAACACTGGTTCAAGCTCAAAAGTAGAGTATGAGGTGGGGCAATGATTGGGCAAATAATAGGATCACTCGGCGGGCTTGCTGCCAGCTACATTGACGGCAAGACTGCCGTGAAGAAAGCGGAAGCCGAGACCAAGATGAAAATTGCTACTGGCGAGATCAGCTGGGAGCAGGCTGCTATCGAGGCCAGCAACAATTCGTGGAAAGATGAGGCGTGGACCGTTGCGTTCATAGCCATCGTGCTGGGCAGCTTCATACCGGGCATACAGCCTTACATGGCGCAGGGTTTCGCTAATTTGGACGCTGCGCCTCAGTGGTTTCAGTGGGCAATGTACGCTTCGATTGCGGCGAGCTTTGGCATCCGCACAGTGAAGGGGCTGAAGAAGTAATGGAAAACATCAAACTACCTCTGGCCCTTGTGGCAGCTATGGCCGTGCAGTTAGCGGCGGGTGTCTGGTGGGTAAGCCAGCAGGCTGCAACTATTGCCAGCCTAGAAGAGACTGTCGGTCAAATAGGCTCTCGCATGGCCATTGAGGACAATATTAACCTCAAGCGTGACGTGCAGGACAATGCTATGGAGCTTCAATATGCTTTCGATGAGATTGACGACCTCTGGGATGAGCTGGGGTCTATGACAATGGCCATTGGCGAGATCAACAAAATCAAGCAAAGGGTTGCTCTTATCGAGAACGATTTGAAATATATTAACCGTGACCACAACGGCATCATGGATATGAAAGGCGGAATGAAGTAATGTTCCTCGCGGCCCTCCTGATATGCTCAACATTGGAGGCGCAATCCTGTGTGGTCGTCGCAAATACGAACAATATATGGTACAACGAGGCTAAGTGTCAGGCAGACGCGATGAACTTGGCGCTTGAACTGGTTGACAAGGGTTTTGCTGTAAGGCCGTATTGCTTCAAAGTTGGAGAAAACACATGAGTAGAGCTACACCAGCGAAGGGCAAAGCCCGAGTTAAAGTTACATCAAGCGGGCGTAAAGTCAGCTACGGGCAGGCGGGCAAGGCGAAAGATGGCGGGCCACGGGTCAAGCCCGGCACATCCAAGGGCGATGCGTATTGCGCACGTTCTGCCGCGCAGAAGAAAAAGTTTCCCAAGGCTGCGGCTGATCCAAACAGCCCGCTAAATCTTTCACGCAAGCGCTGGAAATGCAGCGGCACTAAATCGAAGAGGACTTAATGAAATGGCAAATAAGCCCGGCTTATGGAAGAATATCGAAAACAAGCGCAAGCGCATTGCAGCCGGAAGCGGTGAAAAAATGCGTAAGCCCGGTTCGCCGGGAGCGCCGACCGCCGCCGCACTTAAAGCGTCTGCCCAGACAACAAAGAAAAAGGCTAAGACTAAGCCTAAAAAGAGGACAGCATGAGCAAGGCAATGGCAACGCTCCAAGCTAAAATCGGCGCAACAGCCGATGGCGAGTTTGGCCCAAATACAGCGCGAGCAATCGCAAAGCACTTCAACCTATCCCCGGCGCGTGGCGCACACTTGATGGGGCAGGCATCGCATGAGAGTGGCGGCTTCAAGCGCACCCGTGAGAGCCTGTATTACAGCACGCCAGAGCGCATCCAAGCTGTTTGGCCCTCGCGCTTCCCAACTGTTGCGGATGCAGAGCCGTATGCCAAAAACCCAACCGGGCTTGCTGGCAAGGTTTACGCTGGCCGCATGGGCAATGAGAATGAAGCGCAGGCCAGCCTGTACATTGGTCGGGGATTTCTTCAGTTGACCGGGCGGAATAATTATCGGGCGTTTGCGTCTGACATGGGTGTGCCAAAGGTTATGACCGACCCGGACTTGGTGGCTAACGAATATGCCTTCGAGACTGCGCTGTGGTTCTTCAATAAGAATGGATTGTTTGCCATCGCTGACGAGGGCGTGACGGATGACGCCATCAAGCGCATCACGCGCCGGGTGAACGGCGGCTATCATGGCTTGGATGATCGAAGCAACCAGAGCAAGAAAATTCACACTTGGCTCATGGCTTAGTTTAGCCAAGTTAGCTAAGTGGCCAAGCAAGATCAAAAAGCCAGCGCGGCGGTAGGTAGGGCCGGAGAGCATTTAGCTCTCGCCTACTTATCGCTTGCTGGATACATCTGCACGCTCTGCCAAATCAAAGATCACGATGCGTATATACAGACGGATACACAGACGCTGACCTTGCAAGTGAAGACCGCCAGCAAGACGCATAAGACCAGCAACAGTTACCCATTCCACACGCCAAAAAAGAACGTCGATGTGTCAGACGTGTTTGCGTTTGTGGCAATTGATTTAGGCGCTGTGATCTTCCGCCGAGGTGATGAACTGACTTCTGTGACAACATACATTTCGCCAGAGGAATTTATGGATGAAAAGCAATCAATGCAAAAAACATTCGACAGCTTTAAATAATCGCTTGTGGGTTGGTGTGCGGTTGATTAGAAAGTCTGAGTGGGTGGCTTAACCGTAACCGTTGTTTATTGGTTGTGCGTTACCGAATGTGCCAACATCACGCCACCCACACGACTTCAAAATATAATTGCGACCAGCATCATTAAGCCAGCGCCGCTTGCGAAGCCAAAGATGGCTCCGACAAGTCCGGCGATGTGAATTTTACGCTCCAGCTCTTCGTCAATCATTACTCGTCATCCTCAAAACAGTTATTCAACGGCTGAATAGGTTGCTTGCTAAACACCCAGCGCCACTGCCGCTTGGTGTAACCCGGAACTTCCACGAAATCACGCACACGATAAACCTTGTTCGCTTGCCACATTTTCTTGAGATAGCTTGACGTGCGAGGAATGCTGTCACCCAGCAGCTCAGCCGCCTCTGCTGCCGTCACGCGCTGGTCATACGGGATCAAAGAAAACAGGCGATTGCCTTGGTCAATGCTGTGCTGTCTGCTGGCATCGGCTGCACGCTGCATAGATGGGGCCACAGTTGTCGGCCTGCGCGGTCCAGATGGTAGAGCTTCACGTTTGCGCTGGCGATACATGAGCGTTTCAAACTCCCACAGGCAATGGCCGTATGTGATCTCAAAGCGCTCATGCTTATTAGTAACGCCCTCCAGCTTGGCCCTCAATCGCTCTGCTGCGTCTTTTTCATATCGCGCTTTAGCAGATCGAGAAGCGCTTGCTGCTCTTCCAGCCGCTGCTTTAAGTTTGGCCTCATCGCCGTCTTCTGCTCCGTCAGCATTATGCTGTTGTTGCGCTCCAGCCTTTTTATAATAATCTGAGTTTGGTCCGTACTCACGTTTTTTCCTTTCAAGTTTTATGTTCGCAGCCGAACAAATGCGATATATTGTTGACGGTGATACGCGCAGCAATTCTGCGGTTTCAATCTGTGACATGCCTTGCTGAGCGCAGTCAAGAACGTGGCGGGTGAGCGCATCTGGATCGTATTTCATTGGTAGTCCTCCAAGGGGTCTATCTGGCCTATGCCGTTGCAGACTTCGCATTCTTCCATGTGGCTTTCAAAGTCGCCATGCCAAGTTGAGCTTTGACGAACCCAAACATCGCGCTCAACCTCGCCCTCGCCATCGCATTCAGGGCAGTTTATCCAATCTTCCATAGCCTTCCTCCTTATACGTTTTTGCATTTGCCTTCGTTGTCAGTGAACCACACATGGCCATCGTTTATAACCATATGGCCAGCGCCAATAAGCGCGTCTACAGCTTGCTTGTAAACTTGGCTCTTGTTGGATGCAGTTGTTACCTTGCCTATAAAGTGATCCTTCAGTGTCTCTTCAGAGATAACCCAATATGTCCTCGGCTCTGGCCACCCAACCCCTCCGGGGTTTGGTTGCCCGACGCCCTCACCGCGCAGCTGTGTAAATACCTTACGAATTAGGACTTGGTTCTTGCCCTTGATGCGTGGCTTGTTGGCCTCTTCGATCTCGCTCTCAGTGGCCTGCACAACGGTACAAGTCGTAACGCTGTCACCATCCTCGTCAACGCCAAGCTCGATGACATTCAACTTAAACTGAAATATAACGCCTGTTTCCATGTCACGCTGTTTCGTGGCTTTTGCCGTGCGCAGGCCAGTGTTCTCATCGTAATCAAGCTCAATCTCTGTGTCGGTCGCGGCGCGTAAACTTGAATGCCCCCTAGCACCAGCGGCTTTATCCTTGCCGGAGTGGTGAACCACGTCCAAATGTGCGCTTGTAATCTCGCGCAGCTTATCGCAGTTGCCGATAAACTTTGTCATATCCTCTGGCGAGTTTTCATTGCCGCCAGCCATTGAGCGGCTGAGCGTGTCAACAAATATGCACTTCACCTGACCGTGCTTCTTAGACACCTCACGGCACAGCTTCTCAAGCACAGCCATGTCAACTTCGCCGTCAAGCAAGTTGACCGGGGCAGGGCGCACAGCCAGCTTCACATTCTTATGCTCTGGATACTTTTTCCTTAGCGCAACAACGCGATTGTGGAACGCCATGCCGCCCTCGGTTGCGAGGTATAAGACGGAGCCACCAATAACCTTGTGGCCATTCCACTCCTCACCGCAGGCAATGTGCCACGCAAGGTCAAGAGCGAAGAATGATTTCCCAACATTTGACGGGCCGTAGATCACAGACATTTGACCCTCGCCAAGCCAGCCCTTCACAAGATAGTTGCGGCTGAGCTGGGGAATGGCCTCATCCGGCATGAAGATTTGATCCATGACGCTCTGCACGGTCAATGCTTTCTTCGCCGCTGCCGGGCCTTGGTTTACCCACACGTCAGAGTAATCCCATCCCTCCATGTCGGGCAGAATGTACTCAACGCCCAGCTCAGAGAATGCGCGCTCGCATTCCTTGCGCCCGGCATCGTCATTGTCGCCAGCAATGACAAGCTCGGCATCTGGCTTGGCTTGTTGCAGGTTGTCTATCACAGCCAAAATGTTTCCTGCATTTAAAGCAAACACGCATGGCTTGCCCGTGGCCTCATGCACAGTCGCGGCTGTTGCCCAGCCCTCTGCAACATATGCAAACTCACGAATGGGGCCGCCAATCACGCTAAAGTTGCCGATCACGGGTAGTTGGTAGGAAAACTTTTTCTTGCCGTCAGCATCAATAAACTGCGCGCCTACGCGCCTGCCCTTCACATCAATGATTGGTATGGTCAGCGTGTCGCCGTCAATCTTGGCGTTATGCAGTTTAATCTTTTTCTTCTCAAGGTATGGGTGACTGCTCATAGGGTCACGCTCCGGCCATTCAATATCAACTCTCTTTACCTCCACTGTCGGCGTATGCCCCGGCTGGGGCCAGAGAGACATATCGCGCAGCCTGTCCTTGATGGCCTTATAGTCATTGCACTTGCGGCAATGAACCATGACCTCGCCTTGAAACTCTTTAATCCAAAACCGATCCGTGCCAGCGCAGGATGGGCATGGGCCATGATACTCGCCCTGCGCAGTCTTTTTCAACTCAAGACTGCGAATGATCGTGTTACCAAACTCCGACCAGCGAGCGGCTGGAAACTTGCTTTCTCTGTTCT